ACAGGCGCCCGGCTTCACCTCGACGCCGCTGCAGAAGCACGTGTGACGTCATGGCGAAGAAACCCAAGGACGACGAGGCGCCCGCGCTCTACGAGATCGACATTCTCGCGGAGGAGATGAAAACCGGCGCGCCGCACTGGCTGAGCCCGGTCCATACGCATCCGCCGCCCGAGAAGAAGCAGGAAATCCGCGACAAGCATCGTCGCAGGCACCGCGCCGCGCAGGCGCGCGCGAAGGCCGAGAAGACGCTGGCGCTCACCAAGCCGAAGTAACCACCAGACCTCGAACGCTTCCACGCGCGCGCACCCCTGCGCGCATACGCGCGTTCGCGCGCACGGAGGGCATCATGCCGAAGAAGCAAGTCACGCCGGAAGACGATGAGGACTTCGGCGACTTCATGGATCGCTGCGTCAACGACGAGGGCGAGGACGCGGACGATTGCCGCACGATGTGGGCCGACAATCGCAGCGCCACGAAGACGAAGAGCAACGGCGACAAGATCGTCCGCAAGACGCACGCCGAGCCGGTGATCAACCGCGAGTTCGTCATGTCGGACGAAACGCCCGATCGCATGAACGACATCATCATGCAGAACGGATGGATGCTCGACAACTTTGAAAAAAATCCGGTGGCGCTGTTCAACCACGACAGCCGGCTGCCGATCGGCACGTGGTCGAACCTGCGCGTCGTCGACGGAAAATTGCGCGGCAAGCTCAATCTTCTGCCCAAGGGCAAGGTGCCGCGCATCGATGAAATCCATGAGCTAGTCGATCACGACGTGCTCAAAGCCGTCAGCGTCGGCTTCGCACCGATCGAGGCTGAACTGCTCAAGTCCGGTGATCCGTTCGCCGGCTCGCGCTTCAAGCGCATGGAGTTGGTCGAGTGCTCGCTGGTCACGGTGCCGGCCAACCCGAACGCGCTCGCGGTCGCCAAGTCTCTCAGTATTTCCGACGACACGGTCAAGCTCGTCTTTGCCAAGCCCGGCAGCCGGGACGCGCTTGAAGTCGATCGTCGTTCAACCGGCAAGCCCGCCGAAATATCTCCGATCATGAGAACATCCATGTCTGTCTTTGCACAGAGGATCACCGACTCGCAGGCGCGCATCAACGCGTACCGGGACAAGCTCACTGAACATCTGAAGACCGTCGACGACACGAACGTCAGCGACGCCGAACTCGAAGTGACCAACGAACTGAACGCGAAGATCAAGCAGGAACAGAAGAACCTCGTTTCGCTCAAGGAATCCGAGGGCACCCTGTTGCTGAAGGCCGACGGTGACAACAGCAGCACCGGCGGCGGGCTCACGACGACAACGACATCACGCGCGGCGGCGCGGCCGTTCGGCATCAAGCCGAAGCAGATCGAGCCGATCGAATACCTCGTGCGTGACGGCGTGGTGCGGATGTTCGCACACCGCGAGCACAAGAACATCGATGACGTGCGTCGCATGATCTACGGCGACGACGAAGCCACCAAGGCGTTCATCGACTACACGTCGAAAGCGGCCACCGCGCCGGCAATGACGACGGTCGTCGGCTGGGCTGCTGAACTGGTGCAGCAGGTCAACGCCGACTTCATGGAGCCGCTCTATCCCAATGCGGTCTATCCGTCGCTCGCGGCGCTCGGCCTGTCGCTGGCGTTTGGTCGCAACGGTCGCATCATCGTGCCAACACGCTCGCTCACGCCGACGATCGCGGGCTCGTTCGTCGGTGAAGGTCAGCCGATCCCGGTGCGGCAAGGTTTGTTCACGGCGGCGACGCTGACGCCGAAGAAAATGGCGGTCATCACAACTTGGACAAGGGAACTCGATGAACATTCGATTCCTGCGATCGAGGGCTTGCTGCGTGATGCGATCCAGCATGACACGGCGGTGTCGATCGACGCCGTGCTGCTCGATGCCAATCCGGCAACGACGGTGCGGCCCGCCGGTCTGCTCAACGGCGTTGCTGGTTTGACGCCAACAGCGGGCGGCGGCTTCGCCGCACTGGTCGCCGATCTCAAGGCGCTCACCGGCGCGCTGATGGTGGGCACCAACGGCAACATCCGCAAGATGGCGTGGCTCATGAATCCCCAGCAGAAAGTTTCTATTGGGCTTGTCAGCGCGCCCGGCACCGGCGTCTTCCCGTTCAAGGACGAGATCAGCAACAACCAGTTGCTGGGCTACAGCGTGATCACGGCCGGCACCGTGCCGCTCGGCACCGTGATTGTGGTCGACGCCGCCGACTTCGTCACCGTCGGTGGTGAATCGCCCCGGTTTGAGATCAGCGATCAGGCGACCCTTCATATGGAAGACACGACTCCGCTGGCAATCGGCACGGCGGGTTCGCCCGCAACGGTCGCTGCGCCGACGCGGTCGCTCTTCCAAACGGACTCGATGGCTCTGCGGTTAATCCTGCCGATGAACTGGGTGCTGCGCCGCACGGGCGTGGTCGCGTGGGTCGCCGGCGTGACTTGGTAGTTGGCACACCGAACAGAACATCAAGAGAACTCTTGGCACACGGAAACGCGTTCATCGTTAGTCCGTGTGCCAACTCGAAGGCCCGCCAACACTGACGGGCCTTTCACCGTCAAAATCGCGGAATACAAAAGGAGGTCCGTCGTGACCGATCAAGCAACAGATCACGCCAAGCAGATCGAGACTGCCGCCAAGAAGAAGCTCGCCGACGAGAAGGCGGCGCGCGAGAAGATCGCGCAGGAAGCGCCCGAAGCAGGAAAGCCGACACCGACGCAGGAGGAAAACGATCTCGCTGCGCTTGGCGTTCACGTTCCCGAGCACGAGCCGGACGGCAGCCCGGAGGAAGCGCCGCATGCGGCGCCGCATGACAAGACGAAGCACAAGCAGTCCGAGGCGAACAAGCCGGCATCGACCGGGCAATATCAGACGCGTGCGGCGAGGCCGGAATCGTCAACCTGACATGGGCCTCGTCTCGCTCATAAGCAAAGCGCTCTCGCCTTTCATCACGAAGGGCGAGGGCGATTTTCGTCCGGGGCCGTATCAGCTTCCCATCACGGGCGGCTGGCTGCCGGCTGGTGCCGGCTGGAATTGGTGGCAGCAGGGCTACGATCCGATCAATCCAACCGGCAGTTCGGCGATCGTCGAGGCGTGCGTGTCCGCGTACAGCCAGACGATCGCGATGTGCCCGGGGGATCACTGGCGATTGAACACCAAGGGCGGCCGTGAGCGCGTCGCCAACTCGGCGCTGTCGCGGCTGTTGCGCCATCCGAACCTGTACCAGTCGATCAGCGACTTCATGCTGAATTTGACTCGCTCGCTTTATCTCGACGGCAACGCCTATGCGTTGGCGCTGCGCAATGACCGCTACGAGGTGAGCGAACTTCACTTGATGAATTCGAACCTGTCGATGCCGCAGGTCGCGTCCACCGGCGACGTCTTCTATCGGCTCACCGGCAACGACGTCATTTCCAATCGCATGGGCAACGAGCCGCTGCTCGTGCCGCAGCGCGACGTGCTGCACGTCAGGCTGCATACCTCGCAAAACCGGCGCTGGCCCTATCCGCTGATGGGCGACACGCCGCTCGCCGCCGCGATGCCGGACATCATGGCGGGCGCCGCGATCACGCAGCAGCAGATCAATTTCTACATGAACCAAGCGCGGCCCAGTGCGGTGCTGTCGACCGATCTGCAACTCGACAAGGATCAGGTGCAGGCGCTGCGCGATCGCTGGAACGAACAGGTCAAGGGTCTGCAGTCGGGCGGCACGCCGATCCTCACCAGCGGCTTGAAAGTGCAGCCGTGGGCGCAGCCCGCGAAGGACAGCGAGCTTGCCGAGGTGCTGAAGATCACCGGGCAGAACATCGCGCTCGCCTATCGCATCCCGATGCCGATTCTCGGTTTAGGCGGCGCGCCGCAGGGCTCGGCCGAGATGATGATGCAGTCGTGGATTTCCACCGGGCTCGGCTTCGCGATCAATCACATCGAAGAGGCGTTCGGGCTGCTCTTCATGCTGAAGGGGCAGCCGGACGAATACGTCGAGTTCGACACCGCCGCGCTGCTGCGCTCGGCCTTCAAGGATCGCATCGACGGTCTGGCGCGCGGTGTGCAGGGCGGAATCTTGTCGCCGAACGAAGCCCGCGAGCGCGAAGGGCTCGACCGCGTGAAGTTTGGCGACGAGCCGCGCGTGCAGCAACAAGTGGTCCCACTCTCGGCGGCCGGCGCAATTCCCGCCGCGCCCGGACCCGGCGCGCCGCCGGCGCCGCCCGGCTCGCCCACCGCAAAACTTGAGCCGCCGGCCGACAAGCAGCCGCCCGCCAAGGGGGAAGGCAATGACAGTGTCCAACGGGAAGTCAGAAACATTCTCCGAGCCGCCGCCCGGATTGGCCGCCGAAACACTTCTTGACGCGTGGCGTGATGCGCTCGGCGAAGTGCTGGTGCATGAGCGCAAGCAGTGGTCGCGCGAGCGCGCGCTGATCGAGGCGCAGGCGCAGAGCACGATTGACAAGATGCAGGCCGCGATCGTGACGCTGCGCGGCGAGGTGCTCGATCTCGTGCGCGCGCGGCTCGCTGAGGTGAAGGATGGCAAGCAAGGGCCGCCCGGCGTGAGGGGCGAGAAAGGGGATCAAGAAGTTCCGGTTCCATCGGACCCGCCGGCCCAGCCGGCCCCATTGGAGAACCCGGCCCAGCCGGCCCAGCCGGCCCCGCCGGTGAGCCCGGGCCAGCCGGCGCCATCGGTGCCACCGGCCCCATCGGAGCCACCGGCGAGCCCGGCGCCATCGGCACAACAGGTCCGAGCGGCGATGTTGGGCTAGCCGGCCCGGCCGGCGAACCCGGCCCGCAAGGAATACCCGGCCCGGCCGGCGATCGCGGCGAGAAGGGCGATCCCGGCGAACGTGGGGCGCCGGGCCTCTTGCCGATCGTGAAGCTCTACGAGCCCGGCGCCGTCCACTACGGGGCGCAGGTCGTCGCGCATGCGGGCGGGCTCTGGCAGGCGACCAAGGACACCGGGCAGGCGCCGCCGCATGCCGACTGGCTGTCCCTCGCGCGCGCGGGCGCGGACGGCGTCTCGCCGACGGTGCGCGGCACCTATCGCGAGGGCGAGCAATATCGCGCGCTCGACATCGTGGCCTTCAACAAGGGCAGCTTCATCGCCAAGCGCGACAACCCGGGGCCGATGCCGGGCGATGGCTGGCAACTGCTCACGGCGCACGGTGCGCGTGGCGAGAAGGGCGTGCAGGGTCCACGCGGCGAACGCGGCCCGGGCGGCCCGGGCATTTCGCGCTGGTCGATCGATCGGCGCGGCTATCTGGCGACGCCGGTGCTGAGCGACGGCAGCGAAGGCGCGGTGCTCGATCTGCGCGAACTGTTCGAGCAATTCCAGACCGACGGCGGCTGAGCCAATGGCAGACCGATTCATCGATGTGATCGTGCCGGCGGAGAGCTTCGCATTGCTCACGCTCGACGAAGTCAAGCTCTGGAGCAACATTCCGAGCACCGACACGGCGAACGACGCGCAACTGCAGCAGATGATCGACTGGTACTCGGCCTATGTCTCGCAAATCACCAACCGGGTGTTCGCCAAGGAAACGGTGCGCGAGACTTGGTTCGAATTGCAGGGCCGCCGGCTGTTCCTGTCGCATTGGCCCGTGGACAAAGCGGACATCCAAAGCGTCGAGGCACCAGAGGGCGCGGTGCTCGATCCGTCGAGCTACAGAGTCGAAAAGGAATCCGGCAAGCTCGCGCTGAACGACGCGCCCACCTTGCCGGTCTCCGTCACCTACACCGGCGGCTATGCCCTGCCGGATGAGGCGCCGGACGATCTGAAGAACGCGACGCTGCTGTTCGTGCGCGAAGGCCGCATCGCCGCGATGCGCGAGGCAACGACGGGCCTCAAGTCGATCTCGCACAAGGACTCGCGCGTGATGTTCAACCCGACGCCGACGGGGCTGTTTGGCACCGGCGGGAGCAGCAGCACCGACGCGATCCGCGCCGCGCATGCGCTGGTCTACCATTACGGCCGGCTGGAAGTATGAGCTTCGAGATTCTGATCGAGACGGACGCGGCCGAAAAGCGTCTCACCGAGATGATCGCCAAGCTGCAGGTCGTGCCGATCCCCGCTGAACTGACGGCGTGGCAGGTCGAGGACATGAAGCGGAAACATCCAAACACCGAAGTGATCAACCCGACGACAGGGCTGACACAGATATGGCCGCGCGGGCGCACGCAGGCGCAGCGCAGCGCGCGTCCGCAGCGCACGAGGCGCGTGGTGCGGGCGCCGGGGAAGCATCCGATCCTGCGGCCCGCGCTGTTCGACAAGCTGGTCGAGCGCATGCGGCTGTTGATGAATCGATCGGTCACGTGGTGACGCCATGTCGGTGAACTTTTCCACGATGGTGAAGCTGCCGTGTCAGGACATGTTCTCGGTCCCGGTCACGGTCACGCCGCTCGCCTCGCAGCCGGGGCAGCCGGCCTATCCCAATCGCGGCATTTTCAACAGCGGCGAAATGGACGTGCAGATGCTCGACGGCTCGGTCTTCTCCGATCAGCAGACCATCCTCGATATTCGCGACGCAGAGTATTGGGTGGTGCCGATGCAGGGCGATCGCGTCAACATCCCGCTCGACTGCAACGGCGAGCCGCAAGGCGACTTCGAGATCACCGACACCTTCAAGGATGGCGGCGGGCAGACGACGTGCAAGCTGCGCAAATATGACGCGCCGGCGATCATCAGCAATCAACCGATCGACGAATCGACATGATCACCGACACGCAAAGCTACGGTATGGTGATCTGCGACACGCTGTACGCCAAGACGGTGACGCTGCCGTTCTTCGCTGGCTTCAAGTCGCGGCGCAGCAAGGCACTGCCGGTGATCCCCGACGCGCTGCCCTATCTCGGCGTCTATTTCATGCGCGAGAACATGACACCGGACGGCGATGCAAATGCCGGCGAAGTGCGCTTCGAGAACGAGATGACCGTCGGCTTCTCGATCGTGATCCAGAACAACGATCCGGTCGACAGCCAGCAAAAGCTCGACGCTGCCTATTGGACGATCATGAACGGGCTCTGGCGTGATCAGTACATCATGCGCCTGTTCGGCACAGTCACGCCCGCAGGCGTGATCGTGCTGCCCGACGATATTGCTCTTAGAGGCGTCAAGGGCGGCAATCGCAAGATCAACTGGGACAAGCTCGGCAGCAACGAAACGCCGATCGCCGAAATGCAATACGAGGCGCAGGTTCTGTTCAGCACGGCATTCCCGCCGATCATCGCCGAC